TGGGGACGTAGCCGCTAAAGGCGACTATGCAGGACACTTAGAGATTCTAACACGCACTAAACTCAAGAGGAAGCTGCAGCGTCTATCTGATAATAAAGAAGGCTTCAATGTCAAGGAGGCTACTGCCACCAACCCCTATGCTACAGCCGAACAGTTAGGCTACTACCGTATGCACCCACAAGTATCAGACTATGTCTCCTCTAGGAAGCCTATCTCTGGGATGAACTGGGATACTTACCTAACAGGAAGAGCTACGGAGAATACAGCAGACCTAAGTACAGCAACTAATAACTATGAGGTCTTTACTCTATACGCTCGGATAGTCCCTGCAGATTTTGGCATGTCCGTGCCTTCTCCTAGGACTGTGCAGATATGGAAGTTTGTCATAGTTAATAGTACAGTAGTGGTGCAGGCTAAGAGAATCATTTCTGCCTATGACCTACTCCCTGTGCTCTTTGGGCAACCGCTCGAAGATGGCTTAGGCTACCAAACCCAGTCTATTGCAGAAGCCAGTATCCCTTTCCAGCAGTCTGCTACTACTCTGTTCGATATATACCTGAACGCTGCACGACGAGCTGTAGCAGACAGGGCTTTATATAATCCCCTCCTTATATCTCCCAGTGACGCGAATTCCCCCGTTCCATCGGCTAAGATTCCAGTCAAAGTGAAGTCTTTAGATGGGCAGTTCAACCTCAAAGAGGCTTATCATCAAATCCCTTTCGACAGTCATGGAATGGATAATGCCTTACAAGCTGGTATGCAGATGGTAGGATTCGGCAAGGAGATGTCAGGGCTCAATGCTCCACAGCAAGGGCAGTTCCAGCGAGGCAACAAGTCAGTAAAAGAGTGGGTAGATACTATGGGAGGCTCTGAAGGTCGTCTTCGCCTTCCTGCTCTTAGCTTAGAGTACCAAGTATTCTATCCTCTGCGAGAACTCCTTAAACTGAATATCCTACAGTACGGAGATGATGCTATTCTAGTATCCCAAAGAACAGGTAAGGAGGTTAGAGTAGACATTGCAGAACTGCGCAGAACTGTCCTGTCCTTTAGATTGGCGGATGGCTATTCTCCTAAGAGCAAATTAGCTAGTACAGATGCCATTGCCCAAGGTATTCAGATGCTTTCTCAATCTCCTATCCTACAGCAAGCCTATGGGACAAGCCTTCCAGCTATGTTTGCGCACCTTATGCAGCTAATGGGGGTAAGAGGATTAGAAGAATACAGTCCCCCACCACAGCCAGTAAGTCAACCAGTAAGTCAACCCGCAATCCCACCTATAGGAGCATAAAATGGCACTTGATATAGTCTTCCCCCCTATCCAACTAAGTAAGACCGAGGAGGATATAGTGATTAAAATTCTAGAAACCCCTGCCTTTAGGAAGTATTTGCAAGGCTTAGCGTCTGAAGCTGCGAAAGACCTGCTTTCTGCTTCTGTGCATAAGATAGACAAGGATTCTCTAGTAGTAGCACATGCAGTAACCCAGGCTACCCTACAAGTAATCTATACCCTTTTAACTGCAGTACCCACAACTAAGGAGTAATATCATGGCAATTATGGACTTTTTCAAACCCGTCACTTCTACCACACCCACACAATCTACCCAAGCAGCCCAACCGGAGCAGACTAGCACAGGCTTATCAGACCATTCTGCTCCTATTGCAAAGGAAGTAACTCCAGAAAACCCTCTGGACGTATACCGTAAGATGTTCGATACTGCTGCTACCACAGGGGAAGTCCAAGCTCCTAGCTTCAAACTAGACCCTAAGGTACTATCTGACGTCTCGCAGGGTATGGACTTTACAGCTAAAGTAGACCCTGCACTAATGGAGCAAGCCCTCGCTGGAGATTCTAAGGCTCTTATAGCTGTAATCCAAGCCGCAGGGCGCACTGCTTACAGTGCTTCTTTAGAACATGCAACAGCCTTGACGGAAGCCCACCTCGGACAACGCTCAGCCTATGAATCCAGTAGAGTAGATAAAGGAGTAAAGCAGCAACTTACTTCTGATGCTCTTTCTACTGCCCCTAATTACAGTCACCCTGTTGTTCGACAGGAACTAAATAGAGTAGCATCCCAATACGCAGCTGCTAATCCTGACGCCTCTCCTAAGGATGTAGCAGAAGCCGCGCAAAAATACATCGCCGACTTATCCCAAGCCCTATCTAAATCCCCTGTAGCAGCAGAAGGGACTAATATGGAGATGGATTGGGCGAAGTATTTGAGTAACTAATCCCTCCCTTCTTCTATTTTAAGGAAATATCATGGCTTTACTTAATGGCATCTTCAACACCTCGCAGAATCCCGCAGAATTAAACATGCGGTCGTTTGCAGCTACCCTGCTGCGACGCTTCCCTAATGGTACTGCGCCCCTCTTTGCCCTTTCCTCACAGTCTGGAAAGTCCAAAGCTGTATCTTCTACTCATGGCTATCTGTCCAAGACAATGGCTTTCATTGCTACTACAGCTACTGCTGCTGCTACTAACGTGGCAACTACTATTACAGTAGGTAGCAATGTAGGCATGACTGTTAATATGGTCTTGCACAATCTGCGTACTCGTGAGAATGTACTGGTAACAGCTATTCCTGCTGGTACTACTACAGTGACAGTACAGCGTGCTTATGGTCGAGTAGCAGCAGCGGCTATGAACATTGCAGACGGCTTAATTCAGGTTGGTACCTCCTTTGCAGAAGGAAGCTCCCGCCCAGTAGCTAGGCAATTGTCTGTTACCTACGTAGCCAACTTTACCCAAATCTTCCGTAATGCTTGGGGACTGACGGGTACTGCACGGGCTTCCTTGGCAGAGAAAGGCTACTCTAATGTAGCTGAATCTCGTACAGACTGCGCAACCTTCCACTCCACAGATATTGAATCTGCTATCATCTGGGGACAGGCAAGTATGACGACTACAGGAGCTTCTCCTGTACACTCTACTCAAGGTATCATGGATGCTATGGCGCAGTATTCTCCTTCTAACCTCCAGACAGCAGGTGCTACTACTACCTATAAGCAGTTTGTATCTATGCTTATGCCCGCCTTTGCTTTCTCCTCGGACATGTCTAACTCTCGTACTCGCGTAATCTTCGGCGACAACCAAGCTATTCAGGTTATCAATGATATTGGACGAGCTTCAGGGCAAGTGTTCATCTCTCAAGACTCTAACAGCTTCGGTATGAACTTCACTACTTTCCGCTTCCATCAAGGCGAGCTGAAGATTATGAACCATCCCCTTCTGAATGGTCTAGGAGTAGCAGGCACTGCGCTTATCATGGATATGCCTGCGCTGAAGTTAGCCTATATGGACGGTCGAGATACTCAAGCTGAAGAATACGTACTCGAAGTTGGTAATGATGGTATCGGCGGTTCCCTTCTGTCTGAACTTGCTGTAGAATTGGTTAACCCCTATTCTTGCGGCATGATTGAAGGGCTGACCTCTGGTATTGCCTAAGTAACACAGGAGTTCGGGCATTAGTGGGGCTGCTCCTCCCTTTCCTTTGGTTAGACTAATGCCCGCCTATTTCATTGAAGTTTACCCTGCGATAGAGTAAACTAGAAAGTACCCTATGATATTCCCTGAGGTATTAACAGAAGTTCTTAGAATCACAGCGCGCCCCGATAAAGAAGCCGCAGCTTCCTTGGCTATAAACAAGGCTATAAGCTACTTCTCCATAAAAGGGGACTTTCCTGCGGACTTAGTAGAAGCTACCCTAGCTGTATCCCCTACACTATATGGAGATACTATCTCTCTCACCCCCTTGCTGAACTTTAGGAAGTTCAAGTATGTTAAGCCTACAGGAGTTAGATACTACCTTCTTCCAATCGGCGAGGATAGGGTATTCACCCCCTCTGGAGTTATACAGACTGATAGATATTATCTAGCTGGAACCTCCATGACCTACACCCTGTCTGCTCTAACCCCTTCTTTAGAAGTTGGCTACTTGACTTACCCCAGTCTCCTAGATAAGAGTGTTCATACTACCCATTGGATGTTAGATATTATCCCTTATGCTGTCATAGATAAAGCCTGCGCGGACCTCTTTATTACGGTAGGGGATGAATCTTCGGCTAGGGCGCACCTCTCACAGGCTATGGAACAGTATCGTATGTTCCAAGCTGACTTAGTTATTTAATTGCAGGTCTAATCAAAGGAACTATTATGCCTAATATCAATCCCTTTCTTCCCGGTTTAACTAATGCCATTGCTGCTACTACGACGTCCCAGAATAGGCTCCTTCCTGGAAGCACCAGTGAGATAAACGCTGTCTTCTATAATGACGGACCAAATGTATGCTTTGTAGCTACTGGGACAGTGGGTGTAGTAGCTGTTCCTCCAGCAGTATCTGGAGCAATAGGAGCAGCAGGCAACTGCACCCCGATTCCGGTAGGAGCTTCTATCAACCTCTCCTTCCTCCCTGTCGAAGATAATGTAAGTCCTGTAGACTATTGGGCTGCCATATGCCCTGTAGGAACTGCGACAATCTACTGCACTTCTGGAATAGGTATCTAATATGAGACTCTCTAGATATATGAACAGGGGTAGAAGCAGGTCGGGCAGAATCACTGGTTATACTTCAAGCCCACCCCCACCTACTACTGGAGCTATAGGCTCTACTTTTATTATCGGAACAAGCTCTTTAGCTTAAGGAGATAAGAATGGCAAAAGCTACATTTTTTACAGGGCAAGTCCCTACAGCCGCAGACTTTAACTCTTTGTCACAGGACGCAGATATTATTCCTATGATAGATGCTAAGGCTCTATTAGCAGGCTCACCCACTCAAGTCTTCTCTGTAGCTAATGGCACAGGCTCTCAAGCTATCAATAAGACCCAAGCTGACGCAGCCTATGCAGCAGCAGGAGGCGTTACTGACCTTAATGTCAACTCGCTGTCTGTAGTTGATGGTGCTAGAACAGTCCTGCTTGTACAGAAACAGAGTGGAACGTTGCCTGCTGTAAAGATAGATGGAGGAGCCATAACTAACGCCCCTGCGCTTCTGCTAGATAATGTAGGAGCAGCTACAGCGCAAATTTCTATGCAGTATGCTTCTGGAGGCTCCTTAGCCTGGCTCATGGGATTCGTTGCCCCAGTCACTTATGCCACTACCAATAGAGTGCAAGCCTTCGTAGTTGGGGGCAACATGTATTCTTCAACCTACCATGACGCTTTTAACTTCAGTCATAATACTTCAGCTTCTGATACTACAATGGCAGTTGTAGGAATGACTGGGCAAACAGGTAGTATCACAGAATGGCGAAATAAATCTGCCCCTCTTACGATGCTTGCTAAAGTAGAAGCTGATGG